CTACGCTCGCCAAACGAGCTGGGTATAATTGGAAACATGAAATGCAACACATGATGGCTGAAACACCATCTGAACCTGCACCACAACCAGAGGAGAAGGAAGACAATGGACAAGATTAAAGGATTTCATGTAACACCAGAAGAGGCTACAGAAGCCTCAGATGAGTTAGATGGAATAGTAGAAGAGATGTTAATAACGCTTAGGTTAAAAGGTCAAAGCCAATTATATTGCTTTGATGTTACTAATGATAAATTTCTTAGAGATACTATATTATCCACAATGGGTGAAGAGTATGATGACCAAGCAAACCAAGAGGAAAACTAAAGATGAATGCTACAGTAGTCGTTGATTGTAATTGCACTAATTGTGAGTGCATGGATTGCGGATGGCAAAACCCTAAAGAACTAGTTGGAGAAGCTGCTAAAAAAGCCGGCGTTCAACCGTGGGATAAACAGTGGTTTTGTAATCCAGAGTGTGTATGTTGCCCAGAGGAAAATAAACCAATGGTAGAAGCAGCAAGGGCAAAGATAACTAAAGCTTAAATATGTCAAAGTTATTAGACTTATTAGGTGGTGGAATAGTCAAAGACATTGGAAATGTAATTGACAATCTTCATACGTCGGGGGAAGAAAAGGAAGCAGCAAAACTAAAGTTAGAAGAACTAATTCATCGAGCAGAACAAGATGCACAGACTCAAGTATCTGCTCGGTGGGAATCAGATATGAAACACGGTACAACGTTGTCAAAAAACATCCGACCGTTAACATTAATCTTCTTAACTATGGTCTTCGTGTTATTAAGTTTCTTCGACGGTAATCTGGGGAATTTTACCATTGACAATGCATATAAGCCTATATATCAGACTTTACTCATAACTGTCTATGGTGCCTATTTCGCTGGCCGATCCGTCGAGAAAATAAAAAAATCAGCATAATTATAGGAGTCTCACATGGATTTTTTAGAAGTATATGGAGAAGCTGGTATGATTGGTGTTGTGGGTGCTATGTTCGTTTACTTAGTAATCCAGATGTCAAACAAAGCAGCAAGACAGCAAGAAACTTTAGAAAGCCTTAAAGTTGAAAACAAGGGTCAATCAGAAACCTTAGAAAATATGGAGGGTATGATTATTAAACTAATTTCAAGATGGAATCAATCAGATGATAAGCTTGACAGGAAGTTTGACGGCATGACAAAAGATATTAATGGTATAGATAATCAAGTTTCTGAGATAAAAGGCGTTATCTCTAGACTTAATGGAAAACATTAAATTTATTAGGATGTTAACTTATGTTTTTTTATATTTAATTAAACTGTAACTAGGGGATAATTACGTTATCCCTACAATTTTGTAAAATAAGGTAAAATGAAATGGCTATAAAAAAAGATTCAAGATTAAAAAAAGCGGGAGTAAAGGGGTATAATAAACCCAAAAGAACTCCAAGCCATCCTAAAAAATCGCACATAGTGGTTGCAAAGGTGGGAACTAAAGTTAAGACTATCAGGTTCGGTCAACAAGGGGCTAGCACAGCTGGTTCACCTAAGTCGGGAGAATCTAAAAGAATGAAGATGAAACGTAAATCGTTCAAGGCTCGTCACGGTAGAAATATTGCTAAGGGAAAAATGTCAGCAGCCTACTGGGCGGATAAGGTAAAATGGTAAATGGAATTAGGTAAAGATACTAAATTAACTTTCTCTATTGAAACACTAGTTAGTCTGGGGGTAACTATCTTCTTTCTTGTTGCTATGTGGTTTACACTCCAAGCAGATATTGAAGAAGCTAAGTTATTACCTGAGCCTCCTGTAAGTAGAACTGAGTATGATTTAAAAGATCAGATGATTAGAGAAACAATCATGGATACTCAAGACGATGTTAAAGAAATTAAAGACGATGTAAAGAATATTGAAAACATCCTATTGAAAGGTATAAAGGATTAAATGAATGAAGAACTTACGATCAGGCTTATGGTCATTGGTACTATGCTTTTGGTTTGCTTCACCTTCCTTGTATGGGCAGTCGGTTAATTTAGATACATTTAAAAAGATTCAACTCATGACCCTAGAGGATTGTGCAGTTGTTCAGGTAAATGCTTCTTGGAACTATGCTAACCGAGTTAAGCTAGAAAAATTAAAGGATTGTTATACTGCCCACGTAGATTTAGAGGATAAGAAGATAGGGGCTGTAATTCAGAAAGAATGGAAAGTTAAAGTTGTTCCCACCATTATTATTTTTAAAAAAGGGGTAGAAGTCAAAAGGTTTGAGCCAGGGCTTAGTATGAAATTTTCTGAGGAATATATATTAAACGAAATTAAAAAAGTTATTAAGTGATAGCGGAATTAATAAAATTATTAGTATCAATAACTAAAAAATAAACAGGAGTAAACTATGCCAGCAGGTAAAGGAACATACGGTAAGAAAAAAGGAAGACCTTCAAAGAAAGCTAAAGCAGCCGGAAAAAAAGGTTTGACCGCAGCTCAAAAGAAGCTTCCTAAAAAATTGCAACAAGCAATTCTTAAAAAGAAAAAAAAGAAGTAGTAAATGCCCCGCAAAAAGAAATCACCAATGGCCCGTACAGGAAAGTCTAATGGTAGATGGAAGGGCGGAACAAGTAAGAGTTATTACAGAAAGAAGGCCGGTGCAAAAAAGAACGATGGAAAAATCGTTCATCACAAAGATCACAATAAAAAGAATTCTAGCAAAAAGAATCTGGTTCTAGTGTCACCGGCTAAACATAATAAACTTCATCCAGAAAAAGGAGGAGATCATAGCCACAAGTCTCGAAGAAAAAGGAGACGGAAGAAAAAATAGAATTGTTGCATTATTAACCTCGGTTGATTTTAGTGATTTTCTTGATTTAACTCTGCCTCACAATAGATATATTTTTGATGATATATATGTAGTTACAAGCCCACATGACGGTAGTACTCAACTAGCCGCTGAACATAATAACATACATTGTATAGTAACTGATAAATTTGGGGACACCTTTAATAAGGGTGCTGCTTTAAATGAAGGATTAAGACAGTTACGAGATAGAGATGAAGAATGGGTTTGTATTACAGATGCCGATATTTTCTGGCCCCCAAAATTTAAAGAGTATATAATAAGCTTAGATAATAGTAAGCTTTATGGATTTTACAGGCGTATACTGCTAAAAACGGATCTTAGAATCAAGTTTGAAGAGAATGAATATAATGAAATGCTTGCTGATATTGCCCCCTTATATATAGGAGGAGATTATAAACAGTTTGCTACCATGAGCGATTGTTGTCAAGTAATTCCAGTAGATGCTAGAGCTTCATTACAAATAATGAATCCCTATTTTAAAATTGAAGAACCCGAGGTATTTAACGCGATGGGATGGAATTCTAATGTGGAAAGCACACTAGCTAATCCTTTACCCTTAGGTTACGGTCAACTATTTAATCTTCAGAGTTCTTCTGGTAAATGGTATCCCGAAGAGTTTGAAACTGCAGCGGGTTGTGATTCTTATTTTTCAAGTTTATGGAAACAGGCAGATAGAGAATTTATTGAAAAGATAACAACATTACATTTGGGCCCAAGGATGGTTCATTGGGATGGAAGGAAGATGATAGAATAATGTTAGGACTAGAAAAAAAATGGATAGATGGAGTACCTCCTGTAGCTGATTTAATAGTAGTAGATGATTTTTTACCTGATCCTCATGCGGCAAGACAGGAAGCATTAGCACAAGAATATACACAACAAGGATCTTACGGGGTTAGATCTAAGAAACGATTTGATAGATCATTCTTAAAGGATGCTTTTGAAAGCTTAATTAATCGTAAGATAAGATTATGGTCACATGGAGTTAATTCATGTTATCAATACTGTGAATCAGATACGCCCTTGATTTGGCATAAAGATGAACAAGATTATGCGGGGGCAATCTATTTAAGTCCCGAGCCTCCATTACAAACCGGTACTACATTCTGGCGTTCTAAATCAACAGGGGAGTTTGGTCCGGAATGTGAAGATAACTCAAGACTATTTAATTCTTCGCATAAGGATAAAGAATGGTTTTGGGATAGAACAAAATTTGAAGAGGTAGATCGGATAGGCAATAAGTTTAATCGCTTAGCTATTTGGAATGCTAAAAATATACACTCTGCAACTGCTTATATGGGAAAAGGGATTGAAGAAGCTAGGCTATTTCAAGTATTTTTCTTTGAGGTAGATGGCGATCAACCAATTCGTCCGATTAATAATAACGTTTCTTCGGATAAATCATTTAAATTGAGGATATCATGAACATAACAGATTACACACCAGAACAACGAGATAAAATTAAAGCTAGAGTTATAGAAGCCTTAGATAGATCTTTCGATGTAAATAAATTTGGTAAAGGGACACCACTATGGATGAGCCTCTTATTTATTTTAGAAAGGTTTAATAAAGGGAATTATTATGGAAGTCTAGAGTTAAAGATACTAGGCACATCAGCCAATGATATAAAAGAAAAAGAGAGAACTCATAAATTGTTAGAGCAATACATTGAGCCATAGACTAGGAATCCTAGTTTTCCTTGTAGATCATAAGAAAAGCCTTTTATATTAATCACACATAGTTATAGTGTAACGAATACAATAACAGGAAATTCGAGCATGAACGATATTACAAATAGAGAAAATTCTGTAGATGAGATAGGCTTAGGCCACATCCATCCCGAATCAGATAGGGTTAAAGAAACTCTTGAAGTAAGGGCAATAGAAAGTAAGACTAAGGGCAAGAAAAGTTTAGCCGTTAAGCTTATTAATAAAGGGTGGTCAAAGAATGGGTATTACTACTCAGATAATGTAGCTGAATCAATCGCAGATCATATAAAAGAAAGACCCCAGATGTATATGGATCATTCCCAAGGAATGATGGCTGGAAGATCTTTCAAAGATTTAGTAGCAGTGGCAACCGATTCTTATAAAAAAGATGGCGCTGCTTACGCAGTTGTAGAGATGGCGGACAATCCAGCAACTGCATGGCTATATGAATTAGCCAAAAGATTTCCGGGACAGGTAGGTGCTTCAATCGATGCAAGAGCAAAGATAAAACCTTATGAAACAAAAGAGGGTGAAGAACCAAAGACCAACCAGAAATACGTAGTTGAGGAAATAGTTTTCCTTAACTCCGTAGACTTCGTAACCTATCCATCAGCTGGTGGTGGGGTTGTTGAAATCATGGCATCGCAAGTCATGGACAAAGCAACCGCTAAACTGCATAACCTGATGGAAGACTGGGGATCCGAGGTCGCTAAACTCGTTAATAACCAAACAACAGCGGAGGACTCTAATATGAACGAAAACACAACAGACAACGTTGAGTTCACAACAGAATCCTTTTCAGCTAAGTATCCAACCCTTTTTGAAGAGATTCGTTTAGAAGCTCAGAAAGAAGTGGAAAATGGAATTGAATCAGCTAAAGCTTCTGCAGAACTTGCAGAAAAACAAGCTGATAAAGTTTCAGACTTGGAGGCTAAGTTGGAAGAGGCTTCTAAAGAAGCCGACGAACTCCGTACTGAGCTTGATGCATTCAAGCTTAAGGAGCAAGTGGCTGCAAAACGTAATGAGGTCCAGAAAGCTATCGAGGATAGTGGCTTGGATTCACAATACGTTTCAGAAGTCTTCGTTGATGACCTAATGAAGGTTGACAGCGAAGAAGAAGTTGCAAAACGTATCAATGATCGTAAGCAACTTGTTGAATCAGTCTCAGGTGATGTAACCGGAAACGGTGCAAGACTTGAGGAGTCTGAGGAAAACGAAGAAGTACAACCAGAAACAGAAGAAGTAAAAGAAGAAGAAGCTGTTGAAGCTAAACCTTCTTATGACTTAGAAGGTCTGGTCAAGTCCATGAAATCATACTCACCTATTAACTAGTTGAGAAGATTGATTTTTGGCACATAATGAAAACCGTAATAATCAAAGGAGATAAAAAATGGCTGACTTAAAAGCTAGCGCTATATTACAATATGGCGATCCTATCTTTGGCAGATTAACTCTTCCAAAGAAGACAGCGGGTGACGATCTACAAGTTGGGGACTTCATACAATATGATGCAACCGGCGTTGAGAAAGTTACTGCTGCAACTGACGATGCGACTTTCATTGGTGTTTGCGGAACTCTTTCCGAAGATGCAAACGGGCCAGATCAGATTATGGTATACCTTAACGCAATCGTTGAGGCACCAACTGAATCTGCGAATTACACACCCGGCGCAGGATTGAAGTTCAACACTAATGGAACGCTAGAAGCGGATGGTGGCGCAAATACAATGGCCCATTCGTTAGAATTCAAAAGCTCTGCAACCTCTTTGAAGGTACTGGTCGATGTAGTAAGCTTACAGAAATTATTTAGCGTAAGCGCTTAATAACATAAAGGAGAAATAAGTCATGAAAAAAGGACATATAAAAAACCTTGTTGATGCTAAAGTTGAAGAGCACGGTGGTAACCTTTATGAAGGTGCTAACGCTGCGGCTGATCAGATTGGCGATTTAATTACCGAAGGTAAACTTAACACTAAGGATATTTCCTTAAAGCAAGTTTATGAAGAGTTAGTTGATTGTCCATCATCTGAATCAGCAGCTAGAGTTTCTGAAGCTTTAAACTCATCAGCATTCCCAAATGTTGCTCAGAAGATAATTCATTCTGACATCATAAACGAATACAACCTTGCAGTTGGTTCTGCTCAAAACCTTATCACTGAAAGCCAAGCTTCCAGAACAGATGAGGAATTAGTAGTAGGATTTACAGCAGGCGATACAACTCCACTTCTAAGACGTCAAGGTATGGCTTACGAAGAAACCTCAATGGGGGAGAAAAACTGGGCAATCAAAATGGCCGACTTTGGTCGTATGATTTCCCTAACCCGTGAAGTTATTTTCGAAGATCGTACTGGAGAAGTCTTAGCAAGAGCAAGAGACATTGGAAGATCAGCTGGTCATCACAAACAAAAGATGATTATTGAATCTATTGAGATAGCTGCTCGCTCTGCTTTTGAAGAGTCTACATCATCTGCAGCTGTATACAAGGGCTCTGCCCAAAATGCAGCGGCAATGTATTCAAACGATCACAGTGCTTTAGACGGTCAAGTTAATGATAACTTGATTGCTTCTAATGCATTAGTTGATTACACTGATCTAGATAACGTCTATCAAGCATTTTCTGCTATGGTTGATGAAGCTGGAAACAAAGTAGATATTGTTCCAAACACTATCCTTGTTCCATCTTCATTGAAAGCTAAAGCTTTCCAAATCATGAACAGTCAAATGCTGGGTGGTGGCGCTAATGATACTGTATCACCAACCTATAACCCAGTTAATGACCTTGCACAAGGCGGATTGAACATTGCTTCATCTGTATTCTTGTCAAGTGCTACTGACTGGTACATGGGTGATTTCAATAAACAGCTTAAATGGTTAAACGTTTATGCTCCGTCTACTGAATCACAAGGTGCTAACAGTGAATTAGCATACACTAACCAGATTGTATCAAGATTCAGATTCTCATATCATGCTGGCATTGGCCATACTGATTGGAGATATATTGCTAAGTGTACTGCTTAGTAAGTTAGAATACTGATCTAATCTAAAAAGAGGGCCTTCTTTTAGGCCCTCTTTTTTAAGGAAAGGCATATAAAATGAACAAAAGAATATTAGAAGTAAAATCTGATAGGTTTGGCAAATACGGTAAAAAGGTTAAATCAATAGCTGATAAAGTTGTAGATAAGATCTCACCAAAAAAAAAGCCAGCACCGAAGAAGAAGTAGTAGAAGTTAAATCTTCATACCAGGGGAGCCCACTATTTAAATACATAGTAGGTTTCTCGGCGTTTTCAATAGCTGCTTGTGCAGCTTTCTTTTCTATCTTCGGTCTATCATCATTATTTTCAGGAGCTTTATGGTCAGTGGTCATAATGGCTTCCAGTCTTGAACTAGGTAAACTAGTTACTGCTTCCTACCTATACCGTTATTGGTCTTCAATAAATCAAGCGATGAAGATCTATTTATTTAGCGCTACCATACTTTTAGTTTTTATTACCAGTCTTGGGATTTATGGCTACTTATCCAATGCATACCAAAGAGCCTCACTTGAATTAAATAAACAATTAAATGCTTCTGCTTTTATTGAAGAACAAATAAAAGATTTTAGCAAAGACCAAGACTATCTAATGCAGGAAATGGAAGCTGCTATTGCTTCGTATCCGGAGAATTATATGACAGCTAAGAGAAAAGTCAGGGAAGAATACGCACCGCTAATTAGGCAGCAGAGCCAAAAGGTATTAGAACTAAAAACCGATTTAGCTAATGTTAAACAAGACTTATTAGATACGGGCGTTGATGTAGGTCCCGCTATCTTTGTAGCTAAGTTTCTTAACCTACCTATAGACTTAGTTGTAAATATATTTATCTTTATATTGATATTTGTATTCGACCCCTTAGCGGTTATGTTAGTGGTTGCATATAATAGATTATTAATGATGGAAGAAAAATGAGAGATTATAGGGTTATAAATACTAAATTAATGGGACATCATAGGTGCAAAGAATGGCAGTAACTAATACAAATATAAGCAATTTCCTGGATATTGTGGATTTGATTCCTCAGTTATATGATCCAGAAGAGAATAAATTCAATGTGCTATCTCCAGAAGAGATAAGAAGTATTATAACTAGAACTGATGCTAGGCTTAAAATGGAATTGAAGCCTTATTATGGTAGTAATTTAACTACCTCAGAACCTTATGCTACTACACCTATACCCCGATTTGGTAATTCTGAAGACGGGACAATTTTACTACAGAATGCTGCTGGAAACGCTACCTTGACTGTTGCTTCAACATTAACAACAACTCAAGTTTATACAATTAAATTCACTAGTGCTACTGCTTATGAAGTTACAAGTGATTTAACAGGCGCTAATGGTACTGGGGCTAAAGGAAGTTCCTTTACTACTACAGATGGTAAATTAACACTACCTTCGGGAATCTTTAGTGGGACATTCTTTAATGGGGATATCCATTATGTTAAGGTTTATTCACATGAAATTGCCTTAGTACACTTGAGTTCTTTATTAGCAGCACACGAAATTTTAAATACAATTTATACTGAAGAAGTTCCTGATGCATCAGCAACAGCAGAAAAATACTTTGATCAGTACATTCAACAAATTAGAGCATTACAACGCGGAACCGCCTTTCTTGAAAAAGGTCTAACCTCGAGGGATATTAATCCCATACAAGTCGATTATGAAATCGATGAATACGGTGTTGACGCAACTAATTACGGTGATAAGGATTACAATCCTAGAACCGGTTATTAGAAGCTAGGTAAACACATATAGTAACGGTATTATTTAAAATACCAGACGTAGGAAACGAAAACAATGGCAATAGCCCAGTCTACTAATATGGCAGACCTTGTTGCAGATGTAGCCCAACACATCAAAGATGAGGTTAAAACTACCGGTAAATTACCGAGCATTAGGAAAGTATCTACTGAGCCTTTAGTTAATCCTGCAGTTTTCCCCTTTATAACCGTTACTCCAATCAACGAGGTTTTACAAGGTTACCGTGGAAGTAAGATGCACATGATGCGTACAATAAGAATTGAGATGGTTGCTAAAAAGAATACTAGTAAAGCTTCTATGAGGCAATCAATGGGAATGGCCGAACAGGTCAAAAATATATTCAAAGTTAATGCAAATGATTATTTAGTACCTGATAGAAAAACCAGGTCAGTTAATACTTTGATGGATTTAGAAATAGTATCAGTTGAATCCTCAAATAAAGCAACACCTTTTAGAAATGGGTTTATACACGTTGCATCATTAGAATTAGAATGTCATAGTTTTGATCCTATTATTACTGATAATACTATTGAGAGTACTTATCGAAATGATTCAGTAATTGAAACTGATACAAAAACTTTAGTAGATCATGCAGCAGGAATGATAAAGACTGCACGATTAGCTTCTAATATCTTAAGTGATGTAAGAAGTTTAAAAAGCTTTACCTTGCCTCCTCAACCGGTTTACCCAGTTGTATTTGTTTCATTAGAACAAGAAGCAAGGAGTCACAAGTTTGCTGGACAAGATTCAGTAGACCGAGCTATAGGAATTAACGTTATAACAAAGGTTAAGTCTAGGCAAAAATCATTAGATCGTAATGTTGATTTAGCTGATAGATGCAGACAAATCATTATGTCTTACCCCGATTTTAATGGGGCTTGCTATAAAGTTGATTATGTAGGCACTAATTATGGACAAATAACCGGAGGCGGCGATTTATTGTTTGGAACACAGGTTGTGTTTAATACATCAAGCTATGAATCATTGCCCACAAGCTAATAGGAGAAATTATGGCTAGAATTAAAATACAAGATATGGGAATCAGCATAATACCCGAATCCGATCCAGATCTAACAGCACAAGTTGCAGAAGTAATGGCAAATGGAGAAGGTGAAATTGATGTTGAAGCTTTAAAGGTCTTTTCAGGACCTTATCGAAAGATTGTGGAAAAAGCACCCGCACCCGAACCGGTACAAGAACCGGAACCAGAATTCGAACAAGGCACGGTGGTCGAAGAAGACCAGCCAAAGCCAAAAAGTAAAAAGAAGAAAAAATAACCTATTATTATAAGGATCCAATGAAGACCAATAATAATATAAACTCAAAGGAGTAAACAATATGGCTACTCGTACAGTATGGCAAGACGTTTACACAGTTCAGTTTGATAAAACTACTAATGGAACTACCTTGGCTACGCACATGAGCGAAATAATTCCGTCTTATGCTGCTGCCCAAGTTGGTATCCAAGGTACAGGATCAGCTGCTGGTAAATTTTCAATGCCGTTAAACGATCACCCTAATTACAAAGCACCTAGTGGTAATCTGGAAACAGAACAAGCTACTGGAATTGCTACAAGACGTAAGTCTGAGTATAATATTGTTCAAACTGGAGAGGCTGTTCAATTTAACCTTCCTCAAAACGGGGACGCTTATAACACATCTCTTTTTGCACAATTATTATTTCAACCTGGATTTACAAAAGTTACTAATACAGGCACTGGTAAAGGCGTAATTGCTCTAGCTGCTGGTCAACTTATTTACAAATGCGCAAGATACGTATCAGCTGATACAAAATTCTTTGCACAATTTGTAAGACACCTTCAAGCAGACTCTGCAGGCGCAGCTATTGATCTTCGTGTCCAAGGTGGTATCTGTCACACTCTATCAATTTCAGCAGAAACTGGTGGGCTATTGACTATAGAACCTACAATATACGGAGCTAAATGGAGTCAAACAAATATGTCAGGCGTTGCCAATACAGCAGCAGACTCATTTGCTAATATTGTCCCATTAAAATTCCAAGACTCAACATTTGCAGTCTTAGATATTGATAGGACTAACACTCAAACAGGTACTGCAACATTCGTTGATGATGGAGAAACTAATGGAAACATTAGTTTTGCTGGATCAGGTGCTGAATTTCACGTAGATAATGGATTTGCAGCAGACACAGTTGCTGTTGTCGAAGGCTCAATAAGTAATGATGGAGTCTACGGTACTACTATTGGTGGAACTGCTCAACTACTAAAAAGAACAAATGCTATTAACAAGTCAAGTGATCCAAACATCGTAGATGAAGGACCAACAGCAGGTGTTAAGGTTACACCGGCTACTTGGAGAGTTGTTAATACACCATCTGTTAGTATGACATTTACTAATAATTGTATGTTCAATTATTATAATGATGATGAAGCATCTAGTGCTATCCTTGGTAGATTAACAGTTGAAGGAACATTCTCAATGCCTTTTGGTACTGCTAATGTTGGATCCAACTATATGATTAATAAATTCCTCGCAGGAGAAGAATTTTTAATTGCATGGTATTGGGGACAATCAGGTAATGCTGTTGATGTTATCGATGACTACAAGTTAACACCTGTTGAAGCAATAGATAGAATGAAAAATGATGCCGGTGCTGGCGACACTAAGAACTATGCTTCTTTTGTTGTTTGTGCTAGAATCACTGACTATGAAATGTCTGGAGACAATGAGCAAATGATTGACGTAACCTTCCAGGGGGTCACAACAGACTTCCATGAAGCTATGGAAATGTATTTTGCAGTTGACTCTACAAAAGTTGAAAGAATTCATACTTAATGAATAAACTTTCACAAAACGTGACAATGACTCCGGTACCTCTTTTTGAGGTGCCGGATCATGTCCGCTACAATAAACCAAAGCAAGATCCTACTAAGGACAAAGCTAAAAAGATAAAGGAGTAGAAACATGGCAATAAGAGGTGTTTCAAAGAAAGCTGTTGCTTATATCCCTGAAGAGGAAAGAACAGTTAAAGAAAATCAGACAGTAATATGGATTAAACCAAAGACGGGGCATCAAGCCAACGTTACTATGTCCAGATATGCTGCTGCAGGAAGAGATGGTCGTAAAGGCTATAGGGAACTAAACGTAACCAAACTAGATAATGCTGATTTACAGGAATTTTTAGATGTGGTTATTAAGATTGAGAATTTCTATTTCTCAGACCAATTCCCAGACTTAGAAAAAGTAGGGTTGCATACAGTAGTAGAGCAACCAGAGATGTTAAAGAAAGTGGCTTTAGATATTTCAGCTGATTTACTAGTTGAGATAATGGAAGCATCCAATAACTTAGCAGTCTTGAAAACTGGAGAAAAAAAAAGCTCCAACTCGTCACATACTTCACCCTCTGGAAAAGTGAAAAACGAGAAAGACTAAAGAGTTACGATTGCAGTACTTGTATTGCAACCAAAGCCTATAAAGGCAGGGCATGCTTCTTGGACAAATGGCCAGGACAGGAAAGTTATATGTTTAATGTACCAGTTTTTGATGATATGAATTTAAATCAAACACCCACGGGTTACGAACGTAAGCAGTTAACATTAGAGGGTCTTTTAGAAGAACTATCTAATATTGAGGAAAACTTTCCAAGCATGCCGCCTTTTGAAGCTTTAAGGATGTACTTTAGCTCCCCACAAGAGGCTTGTCCTCAGGGAATAAACGATCCTTACTTTCATTTCCTTTTAGAAGCAGAACAAGCAGCTAGGGAATATCATCAATTACCTTATGCGGGTGGGTTATGGGATCAGCCTAGACAATTATTAGATGTATTTGCTGCAATTAGGTCAGAGAGAAATCAATACGATAGAATTAGATA